CCTGAAGGGTGGCAGTGTTCGGGTCGAGACCACCGTCCGCCGGGTCGAAGAGGTCGTTGTCGCCATCTCCATCCGGGTCGGGATTAGCCGCAGTAGGCTTGGTCTTGGTCGAACCGGCCATAGGGGCTTCCTCGTCCTTCTGCGCAGAAGACTGCGCGTTTGGACCCGAAGCGTGATGGGTGAGTTCAAGAACATCATCCGTGTAGATGATGACCTCGTCGGCCAGCTGTGTGATCTCGCCGCCATGCTCCAGGTTGACGTTGTCGATGTAAGCCCCAGGGTTCGCACCCGAAAGAACTAGACTCACTTCGCCGATGTTGCCGTGCTGCACATTCTTGTTGTGCTCGCGCAACTGATTCGCGTAGATGCTCAGTGCTGTGATGTCACCGTGCTGAACGGCGATCTTCGCATTCTGAGCCCTTGGGGTCTCGTTGAAGTAGCCCTCGGCGCGAACGCCATCGTCTACATAGTGCAGGATAGCGTGACCCAGAATGTTGTCTGAGTCCTTGTGTCCGTGCTGCCAGACGAGCGGGACCTTCTTACCGTCATTGTGCTTGAAGGCACCAGCCAGAATGGTCCTGCCATCAGCGCACTTTAGTCCATGCCGGGTTGCCCACCCGGTGAAATCAGGGACGGGTGCCATTTTGACTTTCTCCTGAGATTGAACCGCTTTCGCTCATGAAAGCTTGCTCATAGCGGCATTGGCGGCGTTTTGCGCTGCTGTCACAGCTGCCACAATCTGCTTTTGCACAGAAAGAATCTCATTCTGTACGTGTTCCAGCTGTGTGGCAGTACTTTCGTGAGACGTACCAGGAGCTTTCTTCTGAATCTTGCCCGCGGCTTTCTCTTTTAGGTACTCAGCATGATTCTGAGCTGCTGTTTTCTTCACTGGCGGTTTCTTCGAGTCCGCGGCTTTTGCAGCAGATGCAGCTTTCTTAGCAGCCTGTTGCTTAGCTTTGTCCTGAAGTTCCTTGAGTTTAGATTGCAGTGTCGACAGCAATTGTTTTAGTGCCGCTACTTTCGCGTTAGCATCAGCTTGCAATTGTGCGACGGATTTCGGAGCTGCCGCCGGCTTCGCAGCTGGTGTTGCCGGCTTCGCTGTCGGTTTCGTAGCAGTTGCTGCCGTAGTCGAAACCGTTTTAGCGGTTGTCGGTTTCGCTGCTGCCGGTTGGCGTCCTTTCAGTTGACGAGTTTCTAGATAGTACTCATGCGCTTTTACCGGATCGTAGTTTGGATCCCAGTGAATGAGACTAAGAAGATTCTCGACGAATTCCTCAGGACTTAGCGGTGTTGTCTTCTTCATCACCACCGGTACCCAAACTCTTGAACGTATCTTGAATCGCGCTGTGAATCTGATCGAATGCGCTACTCATGATGTCCGAAGCTTGCGCCGATGTGGCTGCAGGTTGACCATCCGTTGGAGCGGTTGGTGCCGGCTGAGAAGATGGACTCGCACCATTTTGCGCTGGCTGGAATGGCGATCTCGGTAGCAAACCATTCGCGCTCACTTGTTCACCCGGTTGCGGGAGTTCTCCGTAAGCGGCCGGCAGGTTCTTGTTCAGAAGCTGGTTAGCCTTCGGGTCGGTAGACGGCTTGAACCCGATAAGACCACGCATCTCGTTCGACGAAAGAATCTCGTTACGAGTCAGCTTATCCGCAAGTTCGGCGAGAGCTGTCATGGTGATCAGCTTGAACGGGTTATTGAAGAACTGCACTGCTTGACCCTGAGTCCTGGCCGTCTTGGTCAGGAACGTCCGGTGCATTGCTTCCTTGATGGCCGTTAGAACCGGCTCGAGCGTCTGATTGTAGTAATTGACCATTGCGGCCTCGTTGGCCGTTCCGTTCAACACTTCTTCAGTTAGACCGAGTTGACCGTAAAGCATGGTGGTCAAATATTCGATCTGCCCCATCAAGTTGTTCTCAGCGGGTCGGTTAAGCTGTGTGATCTTCTCAGTGCCGTCAGCATAGGCAATCCCGTATTGAGAGCCCTTCAGCTGGACCTCAATCTCCTTACGTCGCTTCTCGGCCTCGGCCCTTCGGGTCTCAGTCTTGATAACGTATGGAAGCTGAATGATGAGGTCGAGTTTGCCGGAAGCCGACTGTTCGTCAATAGCGTCAAGAAGGTTCAGCTTGCGAATAAGCCTCTGCAACGTACTGTTCGGCTCGTTCATCACTGAGTAAAGCGGGTTCTCGACTATCGCGACAAACTTCTTCTCAAGAGTAATATCTTTCTTGAGACCGGAGTTATCGTCGTAGAGACGAACAGTGACGTGGCGTGGGAACCAGGCAATTACTTCGCCAACACGAAGAGACTGAACATCCCAGCTTCCCGGAGTACTCGGATCGGTTGTGGTGTCGACAGGTACGATAGCCGCTACGCCCTTGTCGAACATCGTCAAAGCTACGTCTTGCCTGAAAGCTCGAGCGCCTTGGTCAATGTTTGCTTCGACAGTCAAGCAGTCATTAAGACCACTCGGCATGTCTTGCAGATATCGACCTTCGTCATCCAGCTTGACGTGTCGCATGTCGACGGAAGCCACGTCGATACCCAGACGAACCATGATCGCCGAAACAATCGAGCGTTCGTTCTGGATCCGGAGTCTTGTTCGATCAGGACGTACGCTATAACTAGGCCCACTTCCACGGTAGTCTGGAACTACGGATTCTGCCGAGACAAACGCATTCCAACCATGCTTAAGTCTCGAGAAGATTTCGGGAAACTTGGGCATCCCTCACCCCCTTTCTACTATTGACTCGAGGATAGCTTCGACATCCGAATGAAGGAGATCTTCATCCAAGGACGTATAACCCGCGGCCTTATCGATTTCATGGAGTCTCTTTACAGCGGCATCCATGCTAGGGAATGTCGATGGGATAATGTAACCCGGCGTTCTGGTCATTTGACAACATCCTTAAATGGTGTCGCGTCTACGCCAAGACCCTCGCTCAGTGTTTTTCCGTAAGCTACCACGAACGGAGCAGGATTATCGGCCCAGTGGTATTGAGCGAACAATTCAGCTTCGAGTTCTTGTCTAACTCCGGCGGTCGCGGCGTAATCGGAAGTTGACCAGATAGACACTCCTGTTTGGTTGGCTACCTTTATAGCAGCCTTTAGCGCATTAGTACGCTCTTCTATGTGGCCGCCGACAACTTTCGGGCCAAGAAAACCGGGCTTAAGCGATTCCTCGGAGTGAAATAGAGCATGGGCGCTTTCGTGAGTTAGCATGGCTTTTACATTCCCTGTCCCAGGAGCCACCCATCCCGTCTCTTCTCCGTGCTTTAGATCCTTTGACAGATCCGTGGTTCGAACGAAGATCGTTCCTTGACTTCTGCCGCCGTGAATACTGTTATTCTCCACGTAGGCGGCTGTGCCCATCGCGTACTCGGGATTGTCGGGCGTGATCGCCTTGATTTGCTTTATGTCGTAACCGTAACGAGAGCGCATAAGATCTGCAACTTGCTTGGCTGCAGCTTGGGTACTCTTGTTGATGGTAGGATCGATCTCGACAGAAGCTAGTTGTGAGCGATAAATGCCTTCTCCGGAACCTCGATCTTTCCGAACGCCCCAGTGCATACCCTTGACGCCGTGATGTTCAAGGAAATCATCGACTGAGCCACGTGCTTCGATGACACCTATGGAAGCGAGAAAGTCGTCGATCTCGCTCATTCGAAACTCTCCTTGTTTAGTTTGTACGCCACCCAAGCGTCCATGAGAGCAGCGACATTGTCGATCTTCTGTTCTTGTCGCTTCTTAAGGAGCTTTCGGTTTCCGTTAGTATCCTCGAGAGTAATCGCATTGCCCATAGCAAACGACATAAGCTCTTGGTCGAAAATGAGCAAACGCTCTTCCGAAAGGTGTTTCAACTCGCCGAGCGGAACTGATTCGGTTCGTGCACCCTGAATGACCTTCTCTATGCCGAAGGGGCCGTTCTCCGTCTCCCATCGGGTGACGAATTCTTTGGCATTGTACGGGTCGAATCCAAATGCGCAGATGTCATACTCGTTAGCGTGGATGAATTGTTCGAGATCATCGTAAACCTCCATCATGTCGAGGACTGTGCCGTCGAGCACGTGAAGGCTGCCTTCGTTGATGAACTCGTCGTACTTCTGACGCATAGCGCCTGGAAGTTTCAACATCGTCAGCTGAGAAATATAGCTTCGAGTCTTGACACCGAACGATCCGTTGTTCAACGGAAACAAGAAGGTGAACGCTGTGAAGTCGTCGCCTTGCGAGAGGTCGGCTCCAAGAGCACAACGCATGCGCCAGAATTCACGCTTGCGATGAGGAACGGTTTCTTCGTAAGTGAAGAAGTAGGTGTAGCCTTCCATCGGAATTCCGAATCGCTTGGCTAGAATGTCGTTACGTGCGGCAGGAGCTTTCTCAGCTCGTTCGACATCTAGTTGATACGTTTCGTAGGTTACGGTCTTCCCGATGTTGGGATTCGCCTTTGGCCACATGGCCGGATCGGCAACTTCCTCGATCTCGTCGAGTTTGTAATGCCAGATCGAGACGTGTGGGTTTGGATACTCGCCCTTGAGGATGTCAGCGAGTTCCATTTTGATGGTATCGCCGCTGCCATTACGAACAGTACCTTCGGAGCTTGTTGCGACGATGACATAGTCATCTAGTTTCGACGCGCCCTGCTCGATTGCGCCGATGACATCCTCTCGAATGTCACCAGACAGCCATTCGTCGACACTCGAGACCTTTGGCCGAAGTCCCTGCAGTTTAGCTATGGCCATTGGTCTGACTTCGAGCAGCGAACCCGTCAGGAAGTTCTCGATCCCTTTCTTGGTGGAGGCTAGCTTAACACGATTCGCTCGAGAGCCCGTCGTGTTCTGCAGGGAACCTTCAGTCAAGAACTGGAACAGGGGACCACGAGAACGCGTGATCGCTGTTCGGAAGGGCGACATCACCTCATCCGCCTGCTTCATCGTGGGCGCAGTCGTAATTTGGTGAGTCGTCGTGGTGTCGACATTCAGAAAGTAACTCTGAATGAGCATTGCATACATCGACTTAGCGGCGCCTCGTGCGACGATCAGGTATTGCTTGTTAACGAGCCGCTTGCAGATAATCTTACGGACGTAATGACCGCCGTGGCCGTCCTCATTGGGCTCGTAAACTGAGCGTTCAACGAAGTAGAACCACGCGAGAAGGCATTCCGCCCAAAGCTTGAAGCTATCGAGCAGAAAGAAATCACTTCCGTCAGTAAGGGTGAGCTCATTCTCGCAGTAAGCGATGAAGCCGTCGATCGCAGTGTCATCGTAGTAGAAGTTTGGGTCAGCGATGAGATCGTCGATGCGGTTCATCTCGAGCGATACTTCCCGGTTGACCGGAATCTCGCCACGAAGAACTGCTTCACGGAATGCGCCATAGTATTTTGGCACTGCCGTGTTCGACAAAGCCATCGTTAACCTCCTTACTACTTAGATGCGGCTTGTTCAACCAAAGGCTTGATGATCTTGTAGGCCTGGTTGCCTGTATTGTAGGCATTGACTCCGGTTTGCATCACGCCCGTAGCAGACTTAACGAAATCCTGTCCCTGAGCGATGGCACCCTTGCCCTGTTCCTTGGAGATGTTCCCCTTGAAACGGTTCTCCAGGTCCATACGCGTGATAGCGGTCTGGAGCTCTTCGTTGCTGAGGGTGTGAATGCCGGATTTCTTGGCTTGGGTCCTGATGCCGTGAGCCTTTTCGGAATCTGCGGAGCGAGGCGCTGACGTCTTACCGAAAACATGCTGACCCCACTTCATGCCTTTACGACCGAAGTGCGCGAGAAACTCATCCATCTCTAGACGATCCTCATGCATGAGGAATTCTTCGAGATCGTCAGAGTTCCCGTCATGCTGAAGCTTCGCTCGCTTGGCCTGAAGACGTTCGAGGCGACTTTGCGTCGCATCCCGCATTGACTGAGCATCCGAAAGCGCATCTTCAAGCGAACGCTTGTGATCGGCCAATGCCTGCTGCCGGGTTTTACCGTTCAAGATCTGGAACGATGTAGCCGATGGCGTGTTGTGATGTGACGACTTGAACAGCTCTGCATCAGTGCCGTTCTCGTTAGCGTCCTTGATATGGCTCTTGATGTTTTCGATCGACGTCTTGTGATGATTCACCGAAGCTTTCGCTTTAGCGATCTTCCTGTCGAGATGAGCGGCATGCTCTTCAGGAGAACGACGGCGAATTCCCCAGTGCATTCCCTTGACGCCGTGATGCGCAATGAAAGCCTGAAGGTCCGAATGCTTCAGTGTCCCGTCCGAATTCCACGTGTCAGGAATCTTGTTCGAGAGCTTCAGGGCCGCGG